TTTGCTGCCAAGACGTTTCACTTGTCGCACGTAACAAGCGACCTGTCAAGCCTCTGGGCACGTTTCCCGCACGTTTCGCAACCTGCCTTACGATGTCCATGTGTTGGATTTGCAGCGTGTGCTTGCTCATGCGGGAAACCGCCAGGTCAAGCGTGCGCGTACTCTGCGCGAACGGGGCCAGCGCGCCCTGCGGCCCAGCCGCAAGAACGAGCTTTGGTATCACGACGAGCTGAGTACGCTGGTGCGGCATCTCGATACGGCGGCGCGTGCGGAACTGTACGGGCTGAAGGGCATCTGGCCAGCCGTCCACGACGCGCAGCCAGTTGACGAAGTCATTCATCGAATCGCCAAGAAGTTCGGCGGTATCGACGCCGTGGCGGAACGCCTGGCTCATGCGGCGTCCCTGCGAAACAAGGGCGCGGCCGATGCACGGGCCATCGAGGTCATCCGCCGAGCCGTCGGCGTCGACATCACGGGCGCGCTGTCGGGCCAGGGGCGCATCGCTGAGGCGATGCGACGGGCGACCGAGTGGAACGTCCAACTGATCAAGAGCATCCCCGAGGAATATCTCGGCAAGCTGGGCGCGGCCGTCGGCGAAGCGTGGGAGCAAGGGCGCCGATGGGAAGACATCGCGGCCGTTCTGGACCACGTGGGGGACGTGACGGAGAGCCGGGTCGAGATCATCGCGCGCGACCAGACAGCCAAGATGAACAGCGCCTTCTCGCGTGTGCGGATGCTCGACGTTGGGATCAATCGCTATCAGTGGCAGACCAGCGGAGATGAGCGGGTGCGCGAGACGCACGCGGAAGTCGACGGGCAGGAGTTTGGATTCGATGAACCCGGTCCCGTGGTTGGGACCGTTGACGGCGAACCCTGTCACCCCGGCGAAGACATTCTTTGCCGCTGCACCGCCCTGCCGGTCTTCAACGTCGAGACCGCCGAACAAGAACAGGAGCTGGCCGCCTAATGCAGCGCTGTGAAGCTCGCGACGTTCTGACGCTATCGAGCCGGACCATTACGCCGGCCGGCTTTCTCGTTGCGCCCGGCACGATTGCCCGCGCGGGAAACGTCCAGCAGTATCGGGCCGCTGAACTGAAACTCGACGGCGAGCCGCCCGAACGGGTCGTCAGGCTCTACAGGCCACCCGAGGAAGTGTTCGCCCCCGATACCGTCAAGTCGTTCGACGGCGCGCCCATCACGCATGGGCACCCGGCCGAGGGCTTCGTTACGGCGAAGAACTGGCGGGCACTGTCGGTCGGCGATACCACGAAGGTTGCTTCCTGCGGGAGCGCACTCAGTGGTGAGCTGAATGTCCGCGACGCCGACGCCGTGGCGGCCGTCATGGCGCACGAGACAGGCGAGCTGTCCTGCGGCTACACGTTCGATTTCGACCCCACGCCAGGTACTTCGCCCACCGGTGAAGCCTACGACGGCATTCAACGAAACATCCGCGGCAACCACATCGCAATTGTGAAAGCCGCACGCGGCGGGGCGACCTGCCGGATCGCAGACAACGACCCCACCAAGGAGCATCGCATGAGCACTCGAAAGCTGGCAGTGGATAGCGTGAGCTACGACCTGGACGAGCAGGCCGCAAGCCTCGTGGAATCACTCGTCAAGACCCGCGACGCCGCACTGTCGGACCTCGCTGGCCTCCAGACCAGCACCCGCACCGAGCTGACGGCCAAGGACGGCGAGATTACATCGCTGACCGAACGGTTGACCAAGCTGGTGGCCGACTCCGCCAAGGAAGTCTCGGCCGCGCAAGCCAAGGTGCCGACGGCCGAGCAGATTGACCTGCTGGTGGCCGAGCGGTCCAAGGTCGTGGGCGACGCCAAGCAGTTGAGCCCCGAGCTGAAGGTCGAGGGCAAGACGAATCACCAGGTGCGGATCACCGCCATCGGTGACGCCGCAGCCAAGAGCGCCACCGCCAAGGTGATGGTCGATGCCGTGTTCGGCGCCGACGGCATCGATAAGGCCGACGAGTCGACCGTGCGCGCGACCTTCTCGGCTCTGGTGGCCAGCACGGCCCAGGACGCCGCCGCCCGTGCCGCCGGCGATGAAGCCGTCAGCAACGCGCTTCTCGGCAAGAAGACCGGCGCCGATAGCGCCGCAGCCGGCCCAAAGATGTCAGGTCGCGACGAGTGGATCGCGAAGCAGCAGTGCAAGTAACCCCCCACTGAGAAACCAAGGAGAACAACCATGTCAGCACCATCTCTAGCAACTCCCGGTGGGCTCGTTCGCGCCGCCGGCTTCGAGGGAGAACTCGCGACTCTCGACTTCGACATCACGGAATCGCGGAAGAACGAATCCGCCACCGCCATCCTGTTCGGGCGGGCCGTGGCGCGCGGGGCATCGGGCGGCTGCAAGCCCCCGGCGGCCTCTACCGACATCATCATCGGTCTGAGCCGACGTGCGCCCGTCACAGCGCCGGCGTTTGCGAGCGACAATTCCACCGTCAACTATCCGCAGAACACACTGGTGCCGGTCCTGAAGGACGGCTTCATGTACTGCATCCCCACCGAGGACGTGCGGGACGGCGATCAGGTGCTGTGCTCGGCTGACGGACTCGGCACCCTCATGGGAACCAAGGGCGGCGTCGCCAGTTCAACCCGTCTCGTCGTGACGGGCGCCGTTTGGCAGGCGGACGTGGAAGCCACTACCAACGTCATCTCGGCCAACACCATCGGAATCGTCCGCATCTCTGGCCCGGCCGAAATCGCCACCATCACCACTTAACCACCAAGGGAAACAGGAGAAATAAACCATGGATACTCTCAAGCAAATCACCCTCGGTGATGGCCGCACGGTCGAGGTGGCGGCCAAGCGCTACCAGGCGTGGGACTCGTTCGTTCGAGCCTACAAGGACAACATCTTCGCAGGAGACGCGGGCGACGGCGCCCTGTCGTTCTTCATCTCGCAGATGACGTTCCTGGAAGAGACCACGTTCAAGCGGCAATACATCCCGACTCAGGCCGAAGACCTGGTCCCGATGGACTTCCGCGGCGGTGACCACATCACGAGCGTCACGTATCGCGTGTCGGATGCAACGGGTATCGGTCGTCGCAAGGCTGCCGGTTCGACACAGGTCCACACCGCCGACGTGGCCTACACGCTCAAGACGTTCCCGGTTGTTCCTGGCGAGCAGGGCTACCAGTACAACACCGAGGAACTCCGTCAGAGTGCCTACCTGCGCATCCCCCTGAATGAGGATCGCATGGTGGAGTCCGTCGAGGCGTACCGTCGGCACATCAACCAGGTGGCGCTGTACGGTGAGGCCGAGTTGACTGGGTTGTTCAACAACGCCACCGTCAGCCACACGGCCGTGTCGCCCTTCACTGGCGGTTGGGCCTCCGCCACCGCGACTCCCAACACCATCCTGTCTGACGTCAATTTGGCGATCAACAAGGTGTGGACGGCGTCGGGCTTCAACGACTGGCCCACTCACTGCGTGGCGCCGCCGGCTGCGTATCAGGCACTCGTGGGGACGCAACTTCCCCACACCAACACCAGCATCCTGAAGTTCTTGCTCGAGAACAACCTGTGCGCGCAGAACGGGAGGCCGTTCCAAATCGTTGCGGGCTACGGGCTCGACAACGGTGCCACCTACAACGCCACCAACGCCAGCTCGACGGCCGGCAGCGGCGGCGGCTTCACCCGAGCGGTCTACTACGTCAAGAACCCCCTGCGGGTCGTGATGGAGATTCCGCTGCCCCAGCGCTTCCTGGCGCCCCAGCTCGTCAACTTCGACGTGAAGGTGCCGGGCGAGTACAAGTACAGCGGCGTCGAGGTCCGATATCCGTCCTCGATGCTCTATCAGGACGGCGTGTAACCCAGGGGCGGCCCATGACGCCGTCCGCGTTCTTGGCACTATTCCCGCAGTTTCAAGCGTTGGAAACAGCGGACCCCGGCACGATTCAGGGCTACCTGGACCGTGCTGGGCCGTACTTCGACGTTTCCCGCTGGGGTGCCTTCTACACGGACGGCCTCGCGAACTGGACCGCACACACGTTGACCATGGACCAAGCAGAGCAAGCACAGTTCGCGCTGGCGCCATCGGCGCTGGTAGCGGGCGACGTGACGACCAAGACGGTCGGGCGCGAGACCATCTCGCGTGACGGGACTCTGCTGGGTCGTGAGATGACGGACCCGATGCTCAAGACGACCTACGGCCAGCGTTACGTGAAGCTGCGGCGCTTGGTGGGACTAGGTGGGGCCGCCGTATGAGCAAAGATCGCAAGCTTTCGCAAGTTCCCGCTCGGGCGGTGCAGACTCCTACTCCTTCGTCGGCGGTCTCTCCATTCGTTTTTCCACCTGCACCGCCCGAGCGTTTGACTTTCAGCCTTGCGCCGAAGCTCGCGGCCATCGGGGGCAGCCGGTGAGCGTCTCCATGCACATGACGGGCGGTGACCTGCCGGGCCTCACGCGGTTGTGGCAGCGCATGCAGGATTGCAACAAGGGCGTGCTGGTGGGCGTGCCTGAGGGCGCGAAGGCGAAGCAGCGGGTCAAAAAGGCCGGCTCACCTGACAGGATTGTCGAAAGTGGTACTGCCCTGGCGATGGTGGCGGCCGTCCACGAGTTCGGATCTCCTGAGCAAGGTATCCCAGAGCGTTCGTTTCTTCGCGGTGGCATTCGCGAGGGCGTGCCGAAGTTCAATCGGCTCAACGAGGCAAACCTGCGGGCCGTGGTGCTGGGTAGCAAGACGGTCGACCAGTCGCTCGACATGCTGGGCGTGGTGGCGACCGGAGAGGTCAAGCGCAAGATTCGCCAGGGGCCATTCGAGCCGCTGAAGCAGTCGACCATCGACCGCAAGGGCAGCTCGAAGCCGCTCATCGACACCGGGCAACTGATTCAGTCCATTACCTACGTGCGCGAGGGTGAACAGTCCGCCAACGCGAGGGTCATCGAATGATTAGCGTCGCCGAACTCGCCTATGACCCGGATTTCGTCCAGACCATCACGAGGTTTCGGGCCATCACGACGCTTGGCCAGGAAGGCGTAGCGAGCAATACCTACTCGACCGCCTCAGTTGTCGGCTGCGTTCAGCCTCCCAGCGACGACGATGCGAAGTTGCTGCCCGAGGGCGTGCGTCTGTCTGACTGCATGGCGTTCTACACACTCGACGACGTGAGCGCGGGCGACGGTGCGAGCCAGCTCCCCGACATCTTGCAGGTGAGCGGGAAGAACTACCGCATCCTCAGCATCGACAACTACGCCAGCAAGGGTTACTCGCGCTTCATCGCTCATCGCTACCCCCCTGGCGCTATCCCGGTGGGGCCATGAGTATCAATAACTTCACCGACGCTTGCGCGTACCTGGTGCGGTATCTGGTGCGCTCGGCCTACGGAATGCCAGCCAACAGTGTGCGGCCGAGTGACCAGCCCTACCCGACGGGCGTGGAGGGCGGCGAGTTCGCGACCGTCAAGATCATCTCGCAGGACGCGGATTTCGGTTCGTGGGCACTGGAATACACGCCCGGCACGGCCTCGTCCGTGACTCAGAATCTGGACAACCTTTACACGTTCGTGGCGTCGATTCAGTTCTTCCGCCATGCAGTCCCGAGCCAGGGCACACAGACGATTGACGGCGCGGGGCTTTCTCCCTTCGGTCTAGGTGCCTTCGACAAGGCGGCCCGCATCGGCGCGATGCTGTCGACCGAACCCATGCTGCAGCTCATGGAGACGATGGGGCTGGGGCTCAACACCGACGGCATTGGTCGCGCCCGAAACGTCTCGGCCCTCATTGACGGCGCCGTCTGGGATGACCGCGGGTCCGTCGACGTCGAGTTCGTGATCGTGAATCGTGAGAGCGTCAGCGTCGCGACAATGGCGCTCATGAGCGGAAGCCTGAAATTCGCTGGTTCTTCGGGACTCATCACACAACCAATAGGGGTAACCTCACCATGAGTACACAATCTCTGAATCTCATTGTCCCGATGACGTTGCAGTTGTCGGCGACGCCGCAACAGGCGCCAAACTTCAGTGTTGGCCTGGTCGTCACGACCATCCAGGCACTGCCCAGCAACTGGACTACAGGCCAGCGGACGGCGTCCTACTCGACCGTCGCCGCCATCACGACGGACTTCGGATCCGACACTGCCTTGCAGAATTTCGCCGCGGCCTACTTCGGTCAGACGCCCGCGCCCGCGACTCTCAAGGTTGGGTTGTATCTGACGGGCGACGCCAACATCACCGCTGCCATGACGGCCATTCTCAACTACGATCCGGGGTTCTACGGGGTCGCGTGTGAGCCGGCCACCACGGCAGCGAACGTCAAGCTGGTGGCGGCATGGTGCCAGGCCAACGGTATGCGGTTCTTCTTCGTCACCCAGGAGACGGACTGCCTCGCGCCGGGAAGCCCGCCCACCAACCTATTGGCCTTTCTGAGCGGCTACACCGGCGTCACCAACGGCGTCAGCACCCCGCGGGCCTGTGGCATCTACACGTCGGCCGCCAGCGACGCGAACGCCTGCGGGCATGCGGGCCTGATGGCCCTCTACATGACCACGCAGTACACACAGCCGAATGGTCTCAAGACCGGCATGTTCAAGACGCTGTACG